CCCAATTGAAGACACGTGTCTTCTTAGTAGGCTTAAAGCCTACCACCACGGGGTGCGTTTGTTAGCGCACCCCGATCCACCCTCGATTCAGCACTGTGCGTCGAGAGACGCACCGCGAAGGGATCGAGCTTCTGCCTGTCCGCTCAAGTGAGCAGACTGACTCAAGAACGTGATTCCAATCACTAATCTGGATACTATTATCCAGAGACTTGAGACGCCAGATGCGACTGTAAAACCAATGCAAGGAAGGATGCCAATAGGCATCGGACCAAACATTAGAATCACAAGTCGTAAACTCCGCTAACCCGCCATGGTCTTGATTATTCGTAAAGAATAAATATCGGCCATAGTTGGAGCGCAATCTGCGACGTAGAACCTGGTATGCAGTGCTAGCAGCCTCCTCGTATCCGGCTATGCGAAGTCGCATAGCCATATCCGAAAGAGACTGCAATCCCTGAAGGTGCTCGGCATCAGTCGTAGTCTTCCATCGAATTGGAGTGACGTTAACACCATTAAAGGCGTCAACACCACACGATTCGCGGAAAGCTCCACGCCAAAAGGATTTCTCCTTATTGACGAGCAAACCAAATGATTCGAGGTCATTAATAATGAACTCAGTACATTCGGAAGGGACACATAAGTCATCACCGAACACAAAGACAGCACCGGGTTGATGAAACCCATGGCGCTGCAGTGACGCGACACATATAGCCCAGAAGACTAGACTCTGAACAGGAAACGTGGTAGCGTTCCCCATGGGAGCGTAGCTATGTATATTCCCTTTCAGATTCTTTGCAGAACCAAAAGAAGGAATCACAAACTTCTGAGCTCGACAACATCCGAAATCAGGGTAATTCCTCCCAAAGAGGATTTGAACCAAGATATCGGATATTCTATCGCTAGCTTCCTTCATGTCAATCGTAGCATAACGCCGCGATCTTGATGAAGCAAGAGCAATAGAACCATTAACGGCCTGATCTTCGAAGTGTATATGGCCTCGCGGCCATGGACCATAAGAAGATCTAACTCGAGAGATTGCTCTTTCGAGTCTATGACGGACACCTTGTTGAATCCAAATGGCTTCAGCAGGATGTACACAAATGAGACGCGGACCACGGCTGTCCTTAGGGACAGCAATGAGCTTAGCCTCAATTATGTCTAGTTCAATCGAATCCTCAAGTTGAGCACAATGATCTCTATTAAAATAGAGAGCAAAGTAGTCACTTTGGGGAAATCGGGACTCTATGGTAGAGTACCGACGTAACCATTTGTCTTTCGACGTGGTTACGGCGCCTGGACCGTGGTGCGGGAAGAATCCCGAGCCCCGATACAGGTACATAACCGATTGAACATGCCTTCTAACTGCGTCGAGTAAGTATGGACTGTACCTTCCGAGGTTGCAGCCAAACTCACGAGTAGAAGTGTTCGTACTAACGAACGCTTCAAACGCTGTTTCGGTCGTTTTGATGTCATGTGTGACGAGTGCTTTATAGCAGAACAGCAGAAGCTGACGAAGAAGACGCAGTTTAACCGGGTCCACAACGGACGCGGCTGCTAATCTCCTCAGCCATACTGGAAACAAATCGAGATCGAGCGTTAGCCCGGTCTCAATAGATTTCAGTACTTGCTTCTCCAGCTTAGGCGCTTCGATTAAGCACCACTGTAGGCCTTCATAAGATCCTCGTATTTCAGAGAATCCGCTGAGGTTTGCTACATCCGCTAGCAGGCTAATATATGTATGTTCTATAACTTGCATATTACGTGGAAACCACCCCAGCCGGCTGTCTTGGAATTCCAAGGCAGACGGAAGATACCATCTGACTTAGACGTTACTTAAGTAGAGAAGAACGAGAATTACTTCTCGTTATTCAAAACATTCGTAATGAGATTTGCATCGGCAACCGCAGCCTTAAACGTAGCGACTAAAACGTCGAACTGCGCTTGAGTTACGGTTTCCGGTACAGCAATAACACAATAAGCAGAAGATAAAATCTTCTGCAAAGTTGCGTCAAGGTCATAACGATCGAACCTAATCGTATAACGGGTACCGGAGACTTTCGTCTTCGAATCCGTGTACGGTTGGGATCTAACAATCATCTGATCAGGCGTGTTTAATGCCCGAGCAACTGATTGTCTAAGGCTTTCATTTTGAGCATCATAGCTCTTTTTGAAAACCACTGAGTTGAATGTCAGATCGGCATTCATAGGATGGTATTTATTTGGACTGTTTCCTAGCACGCATGACCCAGGAGTTGAACTCCAAAGCCATGTTTAGACTGGCGTATTGCATATGCGGCTGAACTATCATCATCCTATTAAGGAATAGGATAGAACAACCTGTTAATGCCAGCAGCTTCTGAGAAGGGGTATTTACTCCCATCAGAAGTTTGGCTAGACTGACACACGAATCGAGCTCAGTGAAGCTTAGAAAGCTGCTGAGTTATCAATGCGGCAGAAATGCCGGCTTGATTTTTTCCGAAACGTGGTTGCCACCTCGGGTAAGAACCTGAGGTAGTAACGGGGGATCGTTCGTAGAGCCGATATTGTGATGCACCTTGCGGCCAAGGGCCTAGACCAACGAGGTTACACGGAGATAAATTCTCAGTGTACCACGAAGTTCCAAGCCTGTAGCTATAACTCCTCGAGAACGAAACAACAGTGAAAGGCTCAAAGCCTACAAGGTTGTCAAGTGAACGAAGAGCACTGCGAAGGTCGACGAACCAGTCAACAACGAAGGAGAAAGGAACTAACTCCCAAGCGAGACTAGCCGGCGATGTCGCAAACCTAGACAAAACAAAGTCAGCCTTCTTAAAGAAGTCAGACATATATTTGACATTAGGTTTCACTACAAGAACATAACGTACGGTGGGAGCATCGATCACACTGCCAGTGGCATTGTGAACGTAAAGCGACCCAACAGGAGGCCTATGCCCCCCATTAAAGGACGCAACAAGCTCTCTCACACGAGAGAACCTGTGCTCATCACCATCACTATGTTCCTTCAAGTCCTTCTGAATCTTAGGCAGATGACGATTAATAGCCATTATATCGCTTATAACCGGCTTAATGCCGAATTTATAAGCAAGATATGCGTTACTAGCCGTCTTAAGAACCTTCCGAATGGACTTCCAATTGCGAGCCATATTAGGCAAGCAAGTTGCAAGTTCCACAATGGTAGGCCACATCTGATTACCTTCAATGAGGTCGAGGAGTACATCAGCTTTAAGCTCATGCGCTTTCTCGATAACATCGTCTTTGAGCGAAAGCTCATCGACGGAGGACAACGAAGCAATAGACCAACACGAGGGCAGGATGTTTGGAGTATTAATATTCCAATCATAATAAGTACTACGAAAGTACTCATTGCCTTGCATCGTCCACGGAACCGGAGCAGTATCTGAGATACACGCCCTACCACTAACAGTGTTAGGAGCGATTTGTCTCAGTGTCTGCCCAATGTCCCATATATGACGTCTATGTGAGACGGTATTCACTTTGTGTTTACCGAGCTCATCTACCATAACCTCATCAAGTTGTGAGGTAATGATACTGAAAGACGGAATCGTGTAGCTCGACGAAGTCGAGGCAGGAAGTCCGGTACAGTATACATCAGACTGAACCACCCCTTGGGATGGTTGAGCCATGGTAGCGAGGGCTATTGTTTTGGTGCGAGTTCTCATAATAAAGATCCTAC